GAAAAAATAGGATCTGGCGAACAAGCGGGAGCCTGGGGTACAACAACCAACACAAACCTCGACATTATAGATGATGCGTTGAATGGTGTTATTACCATAACTATATCTGGCAATACAACATTAACATCAAGTGATGGTACATTATCAAATGGTCATCACAAAGTATTACTATTAGCTGGCTCTCCCTCTGGTGCATTTAACTTAACAATAGATCCTAACGATCAACAAAAATGGTATTTTATTAAGAATAGCAGTGGTCAAACAGCCACAGTAAAACAAGGCGGTGGTAGTGGTAGCACAGTTGCGGTTGCAACTGGATTAACGGCAATACTATTTGCTGACGGCACAGGTAGTAATGCTAATGTATCATCTATTGCACCAACTGATTTAGTTGCTGATCCGACTCCCCAGCTTGGAGGAAACTTGGACACCAATGGTAACGCAATATTATTTGGATCAAGTAAATGGGCAATATCACTAGATACTGGTGATAATGAATTATTATTTAAGTATAATGGCACAACAGTATTTAAGCTAGGCTCTAATGGTGCAGTAACATCTGCTAATAATGTAACAGCGTTTGGAACAAGTTTATAATGACACTACAATCTAGTGGTACAATATCATTAGCCAATTTAAGAGATGAATATAATAATGGTTCATCTGATCCTATTGTATTGAATGATTATTATAGAGGTGGCTCATTAGTTAGAGCAAATGCTGCAAATAATACAGCAACCAATTTGTCTGCTGATGTACCTACTAGTGCAAATAATAGTTCGTTATCAGTAAATGATTTTTATGGACAGACTAGAGCATTTAGAAAAACATACTCATCTACTGCTACAGATCAAAGTGGTGTAGGTGTTTTTGGTGATGACTTTGCGGTAAATTATCCAAAGCAAATAGTTATTAATTCTTCGCAAACAATAGGAGCTACAAGCACTTCCGCACCTGCTTTGAAGATAGACAGCACTGGAGCAGGCACAATTACTATAACTAACAATGGTAGCATAGAAGGTGCTGGTGGTGCGGCAGGATCAGTAGGTGGTAATGCCTTACAAGTTGATGGCAGTGTTTCTGTTGCTCTCGTAAATAATGGCACAATCAAAGCTGGTGGTGGTGGAGGTGGTGCTGGAGGCACTGGTGGTAATGGAGTATTTACAGCAAATGCTACATTCTCTAACTTAGTAGATGAAGGTGGCGGCGGCACTTCTACTCCACAAAACAATAAACCAAGTTGGTTAAATTCTATTTACACAGGCGCTGGTAACTTAGATGGTGGCGTAGGCACAGTTGTAGAAAATAGAAAATGGGGTGGTATTGGAGCGCAATTTAATAGAGGTATTAATCCATCACAGTTTGATTTTAATGCTTTGGGTGGTGCGGGAACAGGTTTATTTGGACAATGTGCAAATAGAGGTCCAATATTTGTATCTGTACAAACAAATCAAACTGGTATTTATACGGTTACTGCTGGTATTACTAGTACTTATGGTCAGGGATATGGAACACCAACTATATCAGTAAGTACAAGTACATCAAGTGCTGGAAGTTCTTTTTCAAATAGTGGTTCTGCTAATATTACTGAATCAACTACAACATATTTTACTGCTTATGGAACTACATCAAATAATAAAGATTATTATTATAATACTTTAAGCATGTCAGTTTCTGGCACCTGTACAGCAATTTCTACAGGCGGATCTGGTGGATCAGGTGGTGTAGGTCAAGGGTTTAATCAATCTGCGGGATCTGCAGGTAGCGGTTCATCTGGTTCAAATAATGCAGGATCTGGTGGCAATGGCGGAGCAGGAGGTGCTTTTGGATCAGCGGGTTCTTCTGGTTCTTCTGGTGGCAATGGTAGTGGTACATCAATAAGTTTTCCATCTTCAGCACCAACTAACGGTACAAGTGGTTCATCTGGTGGAGCATCAGGTAAATCAATACAAGGTGTCAGTAACGTTTCATCAAGTGGTAGTGGTTCTTTATCTGGGGGTACAGCATAATGCCTTTAAACAAGTTAAATTTTAAATCAGGTATAACATCAGATATAACACCGTATAGTAATGAAGGTGGTTTTGTTGATTGCGATAAAATAAGATTTAGACTTGGTTATCCTGAAAAAATGGGTGGTTGGGTAAAATATACTACTGATACATTTCAAGGCTCTGCAAGAAGACTGCATAACTGGATCGCTCTTGATGGATCTGATTTCTTAGGTCTTGGCACAGAGTTAAAATATTATATAGAAGAAGGGCAGTCATTTAATGATATAACTCCTATAAGGAACACAACATCTGCTGGTGATGTTACATTTGCGGCAACTAATGGATCAGCCGCAATAACAGTTACTGATCCCGCTCATGGTGCTAATGAAAATGATTTTGTTACATTTTCTGGTGCTGCTTCATTAGGTGGCAACATAACTGCCGCAGTATTAAATGCAGAATATAAAATTACATCTTTGATAAGCTCTAATACATACATAATAACAGCAACAGCTACTGCTAATGGATCAGATACTGGTAACGGTGGATCAAGTGTAGTTGGTGCGTATCAATTAAACACAGGATTAAACACAACTGTTGGTGGTACAGGCTGGGGTGCTGGACAATGGAGTGGTACTACAAGTAGCGCTTTATCTACACAGCTTAACGAAGCATTAGATGATAGTGAAACTGGTGTTGATGTAGACGATGAAACAGGTATGAATACAGAGGGCGATGTTATTTTGGTTGATAATGAGCTTATGCTTATATCAGCAACTGGCGATGACAACACAATGACTGTAACTCGTGGACATAGCGGCACAACAGCAGCAACTCATGCAGACAATACTGTTGTGAGGTTAGCTGTTGGTAATACAATTTCAACAGATGACTTTGTTGGCTGGGGTAGCGCAGCATCTATTACAGTTCCGGGTGCGCAAATAAGGCTGTGGTCACATGATAACTTTGGCGAAGATCTTTTACTAAATCCAAGAGATGGTGGTTTATTCTATTGGGATAGAACAGGTGGTCTAGCTGCTAGAGCAGTAGAGTTAAGTGCTAGTAGCACATACACAGGTCAAAGAAGTGTACCACAGATATGCAAACAAATAATAGTATCAGATAGTGATAGGCATGTAATAGCTTTTGGGTGCGATGGATTAGGTGCAAGTTTATCTGCAACTCAAGGCAATGGAGTGCAAGATCCTTTATTAATTAGATTCTCATCTCAAGAAAATCCTGTTGATTGGTTTCCTACAACTACAAATACAGCAGGAGATATAAGACTTGGTGGTGGTTCTGAGTTTATGCAGGCAATAGAAACAAAAGAACAAATATTAGTCTTTACCAATAAGAGTTTACATTCTATGAGATTTATTGGTCCACCATTTACATTTGGTATAAAAGAGCTTTCTAAAAATATAACTATAATGAGTCCTGCAGCAGCCATAGCTGTTGATGATAGCGTTTATTGGATGGGTGTAGATACATTTTATATGTACACAGGACAAACACAGCAAATACCATGTAGTGTCAAAGACAAAGTATTTTTAGATTTTAACTTTGAAGAGAAAGATAAGGTACATTCAGGTGTAAACTCTGAGTTTAGTGAGATAATATGGTTCTATCCTAGTGCAAGTAGTACTGAAGTAGATAGGTATATTACATATAATTATTTAGAGAATATTTGGTATTTTGGCACATTAGGAAGACAGGCGTGGCTTGATAGAGGCATTAGAACATTGCCAGTATCTACTGGAGATCAATATTTATACAATCATGAGACAGGTTTCGATGATGATGGATCAGCCATGACAGCATTTGTTGAGTCAGCTCCAATGTCATTAGGAGATGCAGGCAGGCTATCTTTTGTTAATAGAATAATACCTGATGTAAATTTTAGTGGCTCTACATCTATAAACCCTACTGTAGATTTTACTGTTAAAGCCAGAACTCATTCTGGTTCAGGGTTTACACAAACAGATGATAGCAATACAACACAAAGAACCGCAACAACACCAGTAGAAGTTTATACAGAAAAATTAGATTTAAGAGTAAGAGGCAGAACATTTGCTTTAAGAGTTGAATCTACAGCACTTGGAACAAAATTTAAGTTAGGATCACCACAAATTAATGTGGTTCCAGATGGAAGAAGATAATGTTAGTTGTAAGTATACCGCAATATGTACAAGGTCTTACAAATGCAAAAGTAGATTTAACCACTACTAATTTAACTACTTTGTATACAGCGCCTACAACAGCAGATTTTAATGCATCTGTTATAAATTCTATACTTGTATCCGAAGATAGCGGTAATGCAGACACAATAACAGTAACATTAACTGACTCAAGCAATGCAGTATTTAGTTTGTTTAAAGTAAAAGCAGTGGCAGCAAATACTACAATAGAACTGTTAACAAGAGATTTAATAATACAAGAGGGTGAAATATTAAAAGTACAAGCAGCTACAGCAAACAGATTGCATGTTGTTGCTAGTGTTCAGGAGTTTGCGATACACAGAACTCCACAGAGCGCTTTATAATGACAGCATTTATGTTGGCATGCTACTTAAATGGAGTTGCAGATGGACAAATATACTTTCGATCAGCGGCAGATTGCGTTACTTTTTCTAGATATTTAAGTAAGCAAGAATATGATATGAAAGGTAAAACACAGGTTTATGATTGTATTTGTAAACTTGTGCCATTAGTAAACGAAGAGAAAGTGAGGGTATATTAATGTTAACAGCACTAATAGGGCCAGTAAGTAACTTGCTTGGCAAGTTTATAGAAGACAAAGACATGAAAAACAAGTTGGCGCATGAAGTGGCAACTATGGCAGAGAATCATGCGCAGGAGCTTGCAAAGGGTCAATTAGAAATTAACAAGGCAGAAGCCACCCATAAATCAATCTTTGTTGCTGGATGGCGCCCCTTTATTGGCTGGACATGCGGTATTGCCCTATGTTGGCATTTCGTACTGGCACCTGTTACTATGTTTGTTTGTGCATATTTGACTATACAAATACCAGATTTACCAACTTTTGATATGGGATCACTTATGACTGTCTTGATGGGTATGCTCGGATTGGGCGGACTTAGAACATATGAAAAGCAGAAAGGGTTAACTAAATGAGTTTATATAGAAATATACAAGCCAAGAGAAGAAGAATAGCTGCTGGTAGTGGTGAGAAAATGCGTAAAGCTGGTGCAAAAGGAGCGCCTTCTAAAAAGAATTTTAAAAGAGCAAAGCAAACAGTTAAGAAAAAATAATGTCAGATAGACTTTTTAGGATAAGAAGAAAAATGGCAAAGAAAAAAGATCCCAAAGTAGGAACAGGTAAAAAGCCAAAAGGTTCTGGTAGACGTTTATATACCGATGAAAACCCAAAAGACACAGTGAGTATTAAGTTTGCAACACCTGCAGATGCAAGGGCTACAGTTGCTAAAGTTAAGAAAGTTAGCAAACCTTTTGCAAGAAAGATACAAATCTTGACTGTTGGAGAGCAAAGAGCAAAGGTTATGGGTAAGGCGGATGTAGCTAGTATATTTAAAAAAGGCAAAGAAAGTATTAGGAAAGCTAACAAAAAATGATTTGGACATGGTTAAGATTATCAAAGTTTTTTAATAAGATAGGCAATTATTTTTATTATAAACATGTGCAATGTGTTAAAAGAAACCAAAGGAGATAGTCGTGGATATAGAGCAACTAAGATTAGAGATAGAGGCAGACGAGGGGAACGTTCCTGAAATATACCTCGATCATTTAAAATTACCAACTTTTGGAATTGGTCACCTTGTAAAAAAGATAGATCCAGAACATGGTATGCCTGTTGGCACACCGGTAAGTAGAAAGCGTGTAAATAGCTGTTTTAATGAAGATATACAAGGAACTATAGAAGATTGCGAAAAGTTATATAAAGATTTCTATAGGTTGCCAGAGGAAGTAAAATTAATATTATGCAATATGATGTACAATCTGGGGTACACAAGGCTCTCAAAATTTAGTAAACTAAAGAAAGCTATAACTGAAAGTAATTGGGAAGAGGCATCAAA